CATTTCTTGGGGGTGGATCTGTAGCAATTCATATTACCAAAAAATATCCAGACTTAACTATTTGGGTAAATGATCTTTATGAACCTTTGGTGAATTTCTGGCAACAACTTCAAATGTTTGGTGCCGATATGAAAGACAATCTTCAAGGAATAAAATTAGCAAATAATAAACCAGAATTAGCAAGAGATCTATTTCTTTATTGTAAGGATAAATTGCACGAAGAAGGTCGCTCAAATCTTGATCGTGCTTCTGATTTTTATATTATCAATAAGTGTTCTTTTAGTGGTCTTACCGAAAGTTCCTCATTTTCACCTCAGGCATCTAATTCCAATTTCAGTCTCAGAGGTATAGAAAAACTTCCCGAATATTCTAAACTTATCTCTAAATGGCGTATAACTAATTATTCATATGATTATCTGATGGATGGAAACAAAGGTTCTTTTATGTATCTCGATCCTCCTTATGACATTAAGGATAATCTCTATGGGAATAAAGGATCAATGCACAAAGGATTTGATCACGATAAGTTTGTTATTGATTGCGATAATAACAATATGGATCAGTTAGTAAGTTATAATTCAGATCAACTTGTAAAGGATCGCTTTAAGAACTGGAATGTTGCTGAATTTGATTTAACTTATACGATGCGTTCTGTAGGTGAATATATGCGAGATCAAAAGCAACGAAAAGAACTTTTATTATTTAACTACAATAAAGATCCAAAAATTCAATTTAGTTTTGATGGTTGCTATAATTATGATAGATTGAAAAAAGAGGGTCTAATTGATGACTGAACTTAAAGATTGGTTAAACTCAATTAACCAGACAAAAAATAATATTATGGAAACTGATTCCGATAGTATTCGTGAGTATACACCCTATATTATCAACAAATGTTTATCTGGAAGTATTGATTGTATTCTTTTTACAAATGAAATGAATCTTCATCATTCTTTAGATAAAGATATGCAATATTCATTTTATCTAAATATTGTAAGGAAACGGAAGAGATTTTCTCCCTGGCTCCATAAAGATAAAGTCAAGGACTTGGAATGTGTAAAAAAATACTATGGATATAGTAATGAAAAGGCATCTCAGGCACTGAAAATTTTATCAAAAGATCAGATTAACTTTATTAAACAAAGACTTGATACTGGAGGAACAAAATGAATACGATAGAACCTATCGTTGAGTGGTCTCAAGACCAAATGGTAGAGGTGATTTTGAATGAGCCTGATGACTTCCTAAAGGTTCGTGAAACTTTGACACGTATTGGAGTAGCATCTCGTAAAGAGAAAAAACTCTATCAATCTTGCCATATTCTTCATAAGCAAGGTAGATACTTTATTGTTCACTTCAAGGAGTTGTTTGCTCTGGATGGTAAACACGCAAATCTAACTGTAAATGATGTTCAGAGAAGAAACCGTATTGTTCGTTTACTTTTAGATTGGGGACTTGTAACAGTCGTAGATGAAGACAGAATCTTGGATATTGCACCTCTCAATCAAATCAAAGTATTGGCATACAAGGATAAAAGTGATTGGATTTTAGAACAGAAGTATAATATTGGTAAAAAGGGAAAGACACCAGAAACCGAATAAAATCATACGGGATTCACTACCCCGTTTTTTTTATTTTATATATTTTTGTGTTGATTTCCTAACAAATTGACTAAATAATAATAGAATTTTCAAATCTCTGTGCACAATTTTATTTCCCATAATCAGTTGGATGAATTGAAGAATACAAACGAATCAATAGACCGGTCTAATATGAAGATTGATTTGATGAATGATTACTTCAATTGTATAATTGAATGTGATGATGACCAACAAACTTGTAAACGAATATGTAGGGATATATTGGTAGAGTCATAAAATTGTAGAGTAATCCACACCTGTCTTTTCTATGATTGGTGTATAATTAGTAGTATCAGATGCTTCGGGTCTGATATTTACACACTCTTGCTTTTAAGGAGAACGATTATGTACACGACACTAGCAAAGTATAATGCTGAAAACATTGAGAAGTTTCTCAATGATATGGATAAACATTCAATTGGTATGGATGAATGGTTTCATCGGTTTAACTCTTTACATCAAACAGAGTCAAACTACCCACCATATAATGTAATAAAAGAAAGTAATACTGCCACAAGAGTTGAGATTGCTCTTGCAGGATTCAGTAAAAAAGAAATCTCTGTCTATACAGAAAACAATAAGTTATTTGTGGAAGGACAAAAAGACTCCACAGAAGACAATGAATATTTACATCAGGGACTTGCAAAAAGGTCCTTCACCAGAGTATGGACGATTTCTGATGATGTAGAAGTCACCGAAGTTGAGTTTGATGATGGTCTTCTTGTGATTAAACTAACACGCATTATTCCAGAGCATCAGAAAAAGAAAGTCTGGTTCTAAATAGTATTGCGCGGGGCTACCCATTAACTATTGTTGCCTATACGGGAGGTAATCTGGCAAAATCCAGATTGACACCTCCCATTTTTTTGTGTATAATAAGAGGAGATATGGAGTATAGATGACAGTAAAACTCTTGCTTTTAAAATCTGGAGAAGATTTGATCGCAGATATTTCAGAGATGGTTTCTGGAGAAGATGAAAATCGTCACGTAATCGGATATTTTCTAACTAAACCTTGTATTGTAAAAATGCGAGAACCAACTCTTCTCACTGAAGAGTCTACAGAAGAACAAAAAAAATCAGCATTTCAAGTATCTTTATATCCTTGGATGCCATTAACGGTTGATAAAGTCATACCAGTTCCTTCGGATTGGGTTGTGACGATTGTTGAACCAATTGCCCGACTAACACAAATGTACATTGAGGACGTAATGAATTATGGAAAAGATGATAAAGATTCTGTTGATGGTAAACAATCAAATATTAATCTCACAGATTGAAGAGATTGGTGCGGATATTGGGGAACCAGATTGTAAACTGATAAATCCATATATTGTAACTGAATATAAGGAAGGTGAGCACACACTACAAGTATTTTTGCAAAAAGTTACAAAGCAAGACACCTTTATGATAAGTTCTGATAAAATCTTAACTCTTGCAGATCCGACTCCTACACTTCTTGAAAAATATGAGGACTTAATTGCATAATGCGTTGGTATACTAATGTTCAGTTAATTGGAAATCAATTTTTGGTTCGGGCATATGAGGACGGAAAGCACATTGAATTTAGAGAAGAATTTAATCCAACTCTTTTTGTAAAATCCAAAAAGGAAAGTAAATACAGAACATTATCTGGTGAAGTTGTTGATGCAGTTCAACCCGGAACTGTAAGAGATTGTCGTGAGTTTCTGAAGAAGTATGAAAATGTAGATGGATTTGAAATCTATGGAAATGAAAGATACATCTATCAATACATCTCAGAGAAATATTCTGAGGAAGAGATAAAGTTTGATATTAACAAAATCAAACTTGTAACCATAGATATTGAGGTTGCTTCTGAAAATGGATTCCCTGATGTTGAGTCCTGCTCGGAAGAAATTCTTGCGATTACATTACAAGATTATGCCACAAAGAAGATTGTAAGTTGGGGAGTCAAACCATTTACTCATAATCGTAGTGATTTGATTTATCACTGTTGTGAATCTGAGTTTGCTCTTCTAAACACCTTTATTCAGTATTGGATGAATAACACTCCCGAAATTGTGACGGGATGGAACCTACAACTTTATGATATCCCTTATATCTGTAAACGTCTCAATCGTGTTCTTGGTGAAAAGTTGATGAAGAGAATGTCTCTTTGGGGACTTGTGAGTGAAGGAGAGATCTTTATGAATGGACGTAAACATACGACATTTGATATTGGTGGAGTGACTCAACTTGATTATATGGATCTTTATAAGAAATTTACTTATAAGACACAAGAATCTTATCGGTTGGATTATATTGCCGAAGTTGAACTTGGACAGAAAAAACTAGATCACTCAGAGTATGAAACATTCAAAGAGTTTTATACTAAAAACTGGCAGAAGTTTATTGAGTATAATATTGTTGACGTAGAACTTGTTGACCGATTGGAAGACAAGATGAAACTGATTGAACTCGCACTGACGATGGCATTTGATGCCCGAGTCAATTTTACTGATGTATTCTATCAGGTTCGTATGTGGGACAATATCATTTACAATTACCTGAAGAAAAGAAATATTGTTATTCCTCAAAAAAATCGTTCTTCCAAGAATGAAAAATATGCCGGTGCTTATGTAAAAGAACCAAAACCGGGAATATATGATTGGGTTGTCAATTTTGATTTAAACTCCCTATATCCACATTTGATTATGCAATTTAATATTTCACCAGAAACTTTGATTGATAAACGTCACCCAAAGGTTTCGGTAGATAAGATTTTAAATCAAGA